ATGACGAAGAAAAAAGCACATAAACCAGGCTCGGCGACCATTGCGCTCAACAAGCGTGCTCGCCACGAGTATTTCATTGAAGAAGAATTCGAAGCTGGCCTTGCGTTGCAGGGCTGGGAAGTAAAATCGCTGCGCGCCGGGAAAGCCAACATTGGCGATAGCTACGTGATCCTGAAAGATGGCGAAGCCTTCCTGTTCGGCGCGAACTTTACGCCGCTGACCGTCGCCTCCTCACACTACGTGTGTGACCCAACGCGCACCCGCAAACTGCTGCTGAACAAGCGTGAGCTGGAGTCCCTCTACGGACGAATCAACCGTGAAGGTTTCACCGTGGTCGCCCTGTCGCTGTACTGGAAAAACGCCTGGTGCAAAGTGAAAGTTGGCGTCGCGAAGGGTAAAAAACAGCACGACAAACGTACTGACCTGAAAGAGCGCGAGTGGCAGCTTGATAAAGCGCGCATCATGAAAAATGCAGGACGTTGATTCTGCACACTTATTGTACTATTCAATAAGTTAGCGTTCCGGGCTGGTATCCAGGAAGTGAAATCTGGTATACTTAGCTCAACACTATTGGGGCTGATTCTGGATTCGACGGGATTTGCGAAACCCAAGGTGCATGCCGAGGGGCGGTTTGCCTCGTTAAAAGCCGCAAAAAAATAGTCGCAAACGACGAAAACTACGCTTTAGCAGCTTAATAACCTGCTCTGAGCCCTCTCTCCCTAGCTTCCGCTCTTAAGACGGGGATCAAAGAGAGGTCAAACCCAAAAGAGATCGCGTGGAAGCCCTGCCTGGGGTTGAAGCGTTAAAACTAATCAGGCTAGTTCGTTAGTGGCGTGTCTGTCCGCAGCTGGCGTGCGAATGTAAAGACAAACTAAGCATGTAGTACCGAGGATGTAGAAATTTCGGACGCGGGTTCAACTCCCGCCAGCTCCACCAAATAAAACAAGGGGTTACGTGAAAACGTAGCCCCTTTTTCTATTCCAATGGCGGCAAAATGGCGACAGGCTTTTGGACTGGCGACAAAAAAACCCGCTTTGAAAGCGGGTTCTTTTTAAAAATTCATGTGCCCTTGCCCACCTTTTCCCGGATGTGGGGGCGCAGAAGAAATCACATTAGGCTTTATGATATGCCTAACAAATGTTTCATGCGTGACAAAAGTACAACCGCAGTTGATATTTTGGCACTGGTTGTAACGTTCTTTGGTTGTTGCTGATACCTGAAAACTGCTTCTTGTATGGGCTGCCTGGCCGCACTCTGGACAATTCATCATTCCGGTTATCCCACCACTTTTGCCAAAATCACAATAATGATACATCATTATTCAATTTTGAGAACCCATCACTCCATTTCGAGATCATTAATCTTAACTTCAAGCTCCAGAGTCGTAGTGAAACCATTATCTGCACTGACACTATGCGTCAGGGTGGTAATGGTCCATTCGGCATCATCAATGGGCTGTTTAAAGCCGCTCACCTTCACCGGCATTTCGGTATACAGATCAGCCCTTCCCTCTGCGAGCTGCAGGGAGAATGTTGCTACCCCGCGCTGCAGGCGCTCCCACTGCATCTTTGCCGCTCGCTCTGCATTGCTGCGGTTTGCATAAGTTCTGTTTAGTACCAGCACGTTTTCATCCGTTCCAACCAGGTAATCTCCCTGTTTTGCTTCCGGCTCCTTTGCCGCAGTGGTTTTCTTTCGACGGCGCTTAACCTTTGCCGTCTCTTTTTTCTTTGGCTCACGGGTATGGAGCCAGCTGGCAATCACCCCCGTATAGGCATCGCGATCTGCCAGGGTAAAACGATGGCCGTCACCGGCCTGGCGGGATATGGTGATAACCGGCAGCGGCTTACCGCTTGCCGTTCTGCCCTGCCCCTGGCGGATAAACAACAGATTTCCGTCCTTAACGGAGGCTATCGCCCCATACTGCCGCGCCAGCTTCATCAAAAAGCTGGCGTCGCTTTCATTTGTCTGGTCAAGATGATCCACAGGCCTGTCCATCAGGTCCTGCCCCAGCGCCATCTTTAATTTATGCCTGGCGGCGATTTCCTTCACGACTTCGCCCACCGTTGTCTGGTGCCAGGACTTTTCACGCCGCGTGTTGAGGGTTTCACGGAAATCTGCACTACGCGCGCGAATTGTGAGACGGTCAGGCGCGCCGCTGTGCTCAATCTCATCGACAGTAAAGGCCCCTTTCGGAAAAAGCGGCTGACCTTTCCACCCCAGCGCAAACTGAATAATGGCCCCCCGACGCGGCAGAACGATTAGCCCGTCCGAGTCGTCCAGTTCCAGATCAAGCTGGTCCGCTTCAAAGCCCCGGTTATCCGTCAGCGTCAGACTCATCAGGCGCGCATCCAGCACGGTAGTCACATCTTTACCTTCAATGATGATACTGAAACCGGGTGTTTTGCTGTTCAGGTTCAGGAGATCAGAGCTGAAATTCACTGCAGTAACCCTCCAACCGTATTTTTCATATTGCCTATCGCAGAGGTGGCGGAGTCCTGCAAATTACTGAGCTGGTCGCTGAGGCTGCCGAACATATCAGACAGCGACTCATCCACCCGTTTCAGGCTCAGCGAAAATTCGATGCGCCGGGGCATACCGTTCTCAAAAAATTCTGTTTTTGTCTGGCTCAGACTCTCGATCACAAACATGCCGTAAATCGTCCCGCTCCCCTCAATCAAGGGCCAAGCTTTTCCCAGCTCCGCCATCTGCTCCAGCGCCAGCAAAGACAGCCTGCCGCCGGTAATCTCCGGCAGCAGGACACCGGACAGAGTAAGCGTATCGTTATCCGGTCCAAGAAACTGCGTTGACGGGCGCCGGTTCACCCGGCTGTTGGATGCGTGCCGCCAGCTGCGCTGATACTGCAGCTCCTGATAGGGCACGGTTCGCAGCATGAATACGTACAACCCCAGCACCATCATCATTATTCGTAACCCCCTCGATCACTGAAATTACTACGTGTTTTTGCCCTGGCCCTGCGCTCACGCTCATCAAGCTGCCGGGCCACCTCGCGGGCGATATCCTGCGCGCTTTGCCCTGGCTGAGCGACAATATGAATTGGCGCGCTTATCTCGTACTTAATGACCTGCGGCTGTCTTTCTGCCTTCGCCGACGGTGCCGGTTGCGTCCTGACAGGTACACTGTACGGATGAAGTGGCGCGGCTTCTGCCGGGGTAGCCGCCAGGCCCATTACGCCCGCGACCACGGAAGCGAACACCTTCTGGCGCATAGCCATCGGGTCAACCCTTTTATCCGTGATTTCCGTAATGGCCGGTGCTGGCATGACAGCCGCAGCGATATCAGCCAATTCCGCAGCACGGTCCCGACCAGGACGATTTACCGGGGCGTTAACAATCTCAGGCGGCAGTATTAACCTGCTTTCAGGCCGTTGCTCCGGGCTGGCTGTTACATCACGAACCGGGCTTACCGTTGCCGCCAGTTTCACCAGCTCAGTAGTACGATTGATTACCGGAAGATTTGCCGGACCGTTCACACTATCAGGCGGCAGAACTATCGCGCGTTCAGGATATTGTTTAGCGCTGGCCGGTTCCGTCCGGGAAGGATTGAGCGTTGCCGCCACCCTTGCCAGATCAGCAGTCCGTTTCCTGCCGGTGACACTGGCGGGTCCGTTAACGATCTCTGGGCCATTCTCACCCACGATGCCGAACTGGCCGCGCGGAATGGTACCGCCGCTGTCGTACATGCCAGCAAAACCCATCGGCGGGAATCCGCCAGGCGGCAGCACCACTTTACCGTCTGTGTTTACCGTGGCTGGTTGCTGCCGCGTGACCTGCTCAGGAAGCTTCGCTTTGGCCGCTTCCTTGCTGACAATGCCAAGTTTTTCAAGCAGCCAGGACACGCCCGATTTAAGCGAATCCAGCGGGTGCATGACCATGTTCAGCCCTGCCGCCAGCGCCTCCCCAAACTGCCGCCCCATCGACGCCGCGCTTTGCAGCTCTGCAGAGGTGGATTTAACCGGCGTCAGCAGATCAGTAAACCAGCCCCACAATGCCTGGACCTTGTCACCTATCCACTGGAAAACAGGCTGCAGTGGCTCAAACGCCGCACTGACAGGCGCAGCTGCAGCTTTGAATCCTTCAACCACTCCGCCTAAAAATGCGCTTATCGGCTGCCAGTATTTCCAGACAACCAGCGCCACGCCAGCCAGCGCCGCCACAACGAGCCCTATCGGACTAAGCAGGGCGCCCAGCAATCCAGAAATCCCGTTCAGCGCAACGCGAAGGAGGGCCAGCGGGCCGGACGCCAGAAAACGCAGCACGCCACCGGCTGCGGATAATCCCCCGCGCAACGCGGCCAGCGGATTCATTACCATGCCGATAATGTTGCGAATACCAGACATTCCGCCGCGAAGGACAGCAAGCGGCGCACCGGCCAGCGCTTTCAGCGCATTGCCAGCCAGCCCGGCAGAACGGCGCAGGGAGTTAAGGGGAGACGCCAGCAATCCGGCGCTGCTGCCGGATGCAGCCAGGCCACGGCGCAACAGGGAAAGCGGCGCATTTGCCAGCCAGGACAGCGCGCCGCCGGTGCGGGTCACTGCAGACATAACGGAGGGGAGTGTTTTTACACCCAACACGGACAGGCCAAAACGGATCACCGCCAGCGGCCCCAGCACGGCAGCCACGGCCACCGCCAGCGTGCCGAGCACAACGGTGATCGCAGCTGTGGCTGCAGCCACTTTCATCAGCGTGCCCGCCAGCTGCGGGTTAGCCTCAACCCATCGACGCAGTGCCCCGGTAACGTTTTTGACGTACCCCATGATATCCATCAGCGGCTGGCGCAGGGTTTCACCCAGGCTACTGAAAGCGTTCTGCGCGCCCGTTTTAACAAGCAACCACTGCGCGGAAAGTGAATCCTTATTGATATCGGATTCTTTCTGCATGGAGCCGTTAGCCTCAGTGCCTGAGGTGAGTTTCAGCTGTCGCTGCAGCTCCGGCAGGTTGTTTGCAAGCTTCGCCGCATCGTCGCCAAACTCCTTGCCAAATATCATCGTCATGGCGGACAGGCGCTTATCCTGCGGTAGCTTGTTGACCTTCTCCAGCACGCGCTGAATGGTCGCCATTGCGTCCTTTGTCATCTGCTTTTCAATCTCTTCAGGATTGAGTTTCAGCAGATCCATACCTTCCATGAACCGCTTGCTCTGCATGGTTGCAATCGACAGTTCGCGCACCATCGCATTTGATGCGCTGGCGGCAATTTCAGGCGCGGCCCCCAGAGACAGGAATGTGGAACCCAGCGCGGCCGCCTTTCGGAAATCAAGCCGGTCAGCCACGCCGCCCATGCGCTGCAGCACATTGATGATATCGCCGCCCTTAGACATGGCGTTATCGTCCAGGTAGTTCAGGGCATCGCCAAGCTGTTCAATATTGCGGGTCGGCACTTTATACAGCTGCGCGATTTTCCCCAGCCCCTCCGCCAGCTCATCAGCGGGCAGTTCGAATGCCGTTGCGGCCTTTGCTGCAGTGGATGCAAAGGCCAGCAGGTCACGCTTCTGGTCTTCGTAAGAATCGTTCTGGTTTGTCACGCCCATGCGGGCGCCACCTTCAACCAGCGCGGCATAGTCAATGGCGCCATTCTCCATCGGCAGCTGTTCACTGGCGGCCTTAATGGCATCCTGCATGTCGTAAAACTGTTTTGTGCGGTTGCCGTTGTCGTCCCGCAGCCCGTTAACCTGCTTTGCAACGCCTTTCATCGCATCTTCCATGCTGGCATAGCTTTTAACGGCTGCCATCACCGGCGCGCCCATCGCCAGCCCGGCGGCAGTAGTCGTTGCTCCCGCGCCCGCGATGCGATCCCGCACCTCAAGTCGCCGCGAATACTGATCGCGGACGGCGTTCATACGGGCCTGCTGCTCGCCCAGGCGCTTAAGGGATTTCTGCTGTCGGTCCAGCGCCTGCCGGGTTTCGTCGGCATTCTGCCGCAGCTCCCGCTGCGCACTGCTCAGCTTTTTGGTGTCCAGCCCGGCCTCATTGAGCGCAAGACGCTGACGCTGCACCGACTGACGCAGGCCGTTGTATTTGCTCTGCAGCTCGTTAACGCGGTTTTTTGCCTGCTCCAGCAGACGCGCCTGCGCCGCCGTCGGGCGGTTAGTGGCCGAGAACTGCGTGGCAAGCTTCGCCACTTCTTCGCGTGCGGCTTTAAGACTGTTGCCGGTGACGGCCAGCTGCGCGCTTGCCTTGCGGAAACCGTCAATACGGCCCGCCTGGGCGTCCAGTTCTTTTAATCTTGCGCGGCTTTGCTGAATGGCGGTAGCCAGCTCTTTAGAACTGGCCTGCGCTGATCGGAATGGGCGGGTGAGTTTATCAACCGCATTTAGAATTACCTGCAAACGCAGGTTAGTGTCACTCATCGCTGGCCCCGCTTCTCTGAATCGCTTTATGCCGCCACTCCAGCACTTCGGTCAGCGGCATAACGTCAGTGACGGACGGCGGCCAGTGAAAAAGGGTGGCGATATCAGCCACCAGGTCTTCTACCGTCAGGCTGTCGGCAAACCGGCAAGCACCGATTTCTTCAACAAAAAAGTGACCACCTCAACCGACAGCGCGGTGAGATCGGCGGGGTCCATTTCAGCCATTTCCTGAGCGGTCAGCGCGGGCGTGGAGATGCGGGGAATAATCGTCATCATCGCGCCGACGTCCATATCCATGATCGCCTGCAGACGGGTGCCACGCAGCGCGCCGGACTGCGGCTTGCGCAGCATAATTTCGGCAATTTCGGTTTTACCGCGTTTGATTGGGGTGTCCAGCTGTACGGTTTTTTCAGTCAGTTGTTCACTCATTGTCATTTCCTGTTAATAAGGTACTGGCGCGGCTGCCCGCGCCTTTAAAGTAGATCAGAGGCCCAGGGCGTTGCGGTGTTCTTCCATCAGGTCCACGCCATCAACGATTTCAATCATGTTGATCACATCAACCTCATAGAGCACCTCGCCGTTAATGGTCAGCTTCGCGTAGCTGTTGGTGCTGCTGACTTTTGTAGTGTTGCTCTCCCCAGTTTTCCATTCGCCGGAATCGACTTCTTTATGTCGCCCGCGCACAACCAGCTCAACGGCCTGCACTTCGCCGGTATCGTCACGCTGAATGGAGCCGGTGAAACGCAGCTGGATACCGTCAACGGTGGCTTTACCCATCTGTTTGAATAACAGCAGTTCGGTGCCACCGATTGAAAATTCCGTGTCCAGCGCGCCATCATCCAGCCCCAGATCAACATCAGCCGAACCGGGCATACCGCCGCCGCGATACTTTTCAAACTTGCGGCCGAATTTAGGCAGGGTCAGGGACTCAACAATCCCCTGATAGTTATTCCCGTCGTTAAACAGGTTCAGGTGTTTTAACTTGCGTGGTAAAGCCATATTGTCCCCTTACGCGCTGACCTGGCTGGAGAAATCCAGCAGATACTGATCGGTGATGCGCTGGCGCAGCATCAGGTTTTCCAGAGGCGGTACCGGCGTATAGTCGTAATCGATAGTGAGCTTCCCGGCTTTCAGGGAATCTTTATCGTTTACGGACTCATCCAGCCAGCAGTCGGCGCCGATGATGTAGCCCTGCGTTTTCAGGTTGCGCAGTTTGGCGCGAATACCTTCGATAATGTCGCGGGCCAGTGACGGGTTAAGCACGCCATCCACCGCCCACATATGCGCTTCGGCGATGGTGTCAGCCAGTACCTGCGCGGTGCGGGTGTAGTTTTCAAAGGCAAACAGTGGATCGTCACTGAGGCAACGGGAACCCCAGAAGCGGAAGCCGTCTTTGCGGATCAGCGTGGTGACATCGTTCTGGTTCAGCAGCCCCGCATCGGTTGCCGGGTCCTGCAAATCCCAGAACACATCAGCAGAAATGCCGGTGACGCCGTTCACGCCCACGTTGGACAGGGATTTGTGCCAGCCGGTCTGCTCGTCAATTTTGGCACGCAGACCAAGCGCACGGGCTGAGGCGTAGGCCGTTGCGTCAGCATTCAGCACGGTGTCAAAACTGATGAAATCAGGCCAGATCAGCATTCCCTCGCGCTGGCTGAAATTAGCGCGGTAGGCAATGGCCTCCTCTACCGTTTTGCAGCCGTAGGCTGACAGATATGCGAACCCGCGCAGACTCTGCGCCACGCTCAGCAGCTCAGTGGCAACCGCCTGCGTGTCATGCCCCGGCACGCCAAGAATGCGTGGCTTAACGCCGAGCTGGGACTGCGCAGATAACAGCGCCTTCATGCCCGTTTTTTTACCGTCAGCTGTCACGCCGCCGATAATGTTGGAGGTTGTTTCCGCTTCGGTTTCACCCTGTGCAACGCGCACAACGACGGTCACGGGTTTAGCCTGGTCGGCAATTGCATCCAGCGAGCGGGCCAGCGTGCCGGACTCCCCAGCTTTACCGCTGGCGGTCAGCACGTCGGTAAGCAGGACCGGTTTATTGAGGGGAAACACGGACGCATCAGCATCATCGCCGGTGCAGACCATGCCCACGATGGCGGTGCTCACCGTGGTAATAGATCGGGTGCCCTCGTTGACTTCAACAACGCGCACTCCGTGGTGGTAATCCTGAGCCATAAGGCAGTCTCTCCGGTTACAGGGGGTGTATCTATCTTCAGAGTGATACGAATGCAGCGCACGCGGCAGGATTTGTATAGTCGCTGATACAATCAGGTATTGAGTAGAGCTGCTACAAAGTAAGAAACAAATCAATTACTTCAATCCATCGAAATGCTATTATTAGAAAATTATTAACAATCAATTAATTTAAAATGATTTTAAACATACAATATTTGCGATTCTTAGCAGCTTTCACCGTCATTTTTGCTCATGCAAATCTTTCTATGTATGGCATACCTCCGTCATTAACAAACCTGGCAGCCATTGGTGTTGATATATTTTTTGTTATTAGTGGCTTTATAATGCCTTATATTATTTTCGCTGGCTGCGATCACAAAAAAGGAAAAATAAAATCGACTGCTGGTGATTTTTTTATTCATCGTTTTATCCGCGTATGGCCTATGTACTTTGTCTCTACCGCCGCTTTTATTTTTGTCTCTTATTTAAATGCGAATGGGTTTATAAAAAACCCTACAACTGACTTTACATTTTATTTTAATGACTACCGATATAAAATAGACTACATAATACAGTCATTATCTTTTACGAATGATGCTCGCGGCCCCATATTAACCGCTGGCTGGACCCTTCAGCTTGAATTTGTATTTTACTCATTAATGGCACTATGCATTGTGGTTGGAATGAGAAAGTTTTGGCATTTCTTCTTAACCTTAACTTGCTTTTTTGCGCTTTTACAAATAGCTAAAAACCATTACCAAAGCGACATCATCAATCAACTATCAAGGCCTTTCCTGCTCGAATTTTTGAGCGGGATGTTTATTTATTACTTATTTTCCGCAAAAATAATTTTAAATAAACATATGTCGTTAATTTTAATTGGGGGATGTATCATTAGCATTTTTGCCCTGCCGATAAATTTAAACACCGACTCCGAATTAAAAAGAGTTTTATTATGGGGTAGCATATCATCGATAATTGTATATTCCGCACTCTCACTAGAGCGCTATACGTTCAAATCATCATGGTTACTCTTTGCGGGAAACTCTTCCTATAGCTTATATCTAACACATGGAATCCTTGCACCTATAATTGCTTTCACAATAACAAGCAATGACGCATTGAATAAAATAAATTTAAGCATGTATTTATTACTTTATACAACCATCTGTCTCACAACGGCGTTCCTCTCATACAGACTTATAGAAACAAAATTAACAAAAGCGCTTAAAATGGCCTTTTTACGCCAAACAAGAATTTGATTACCAATGCCACTTGAAATTATCAAGTGGCTTATAAAAGAATTATCTCATAGCTAGCAATCACATTGTATCACTAAAAAATTAGGTATATTCTTCAATATATACTATCCCGTCAGTCCCTGGCTGGACATCTGCTCCCCCCGCACTTGTGTTACCTCCTCCACCTCCTCCTGGCGCTGAAGAAACAGCATAATAATAACGCTGCGATATCGACTTTTGCCCACCTCCCCAATAACTTCCTCCCCCATGACCTGAACCTCCACCACCCGTCGGCAAAGTACTGTCTCCGGGTGCATCACTACCGCAACCACCTATGATGTTTATATCTCCACCCTCGCCAACGCCACCATCTCCTCCATTTATTCCCTGTGCACCGCCACCTCCGGTTGCGGTAACTAAATTATCAAATGAACTTTGGCCACCATCATTTCCCGCCATACCGCCCTTTCCTACTGTTATTTGATAATTTAATTTATCAATGGAAAGATATTTTATTGCAGTTCCACCACCACCGCCTCCGGCACCGCGAAATCCAGCTCCGGGCGTTCCTGTGCCCGAACCACCACCTCCAGTAACAACAACCCGGACATTCTTAACAACAGAAGAAGGGGTGTAAATTCCACTTGCTATAAAAGAACGACATCCAATTAAACGACCAGGAATACCATCAGCGAATCCTAGATATTGAAGAATACCCACTGCATTTCTACCACTAAGATCTGATAATGTTGAATCTAAAGGTTGTTTGCGTGCCAGAGCATTAGTTATTGTTGTAGCAAAATTAGGATCATTGCCAAGAGCCTCAGCCAATTCATTAAGTGTGTTCAAAGCTTCAGGTGAAGAATCAACCAGAGCAGTAATTGCTGCTTGCACAAACGCCGTATTGGCAAGCTGCGTGGAATTATTGCCTGCCTCCGCCGTCGGCGCTTTTGGCGTGCCGGTGAATGTCGGACTGACTTTCGGCGCATACTGCGTATGGGGATCGCTGGCGGCGGTATGCTTTGCCATCAAATCATCCACATACACCTTCAACTCCAGCACCTTGTCATCCACGTATTTGCGGGTTGCCAGCACCACTGCAGGGTCAATTTTCAGGGTTAAATTATCGGTGCTACTGGTAATCAGTACCATGCGCACGGTCTGCGTGCGCCCGCTGCCCTCTGCCAGCTGCGGCTTGTAGCTCTCCGGGCAGTTACCGACAGCAATCAGCGCGCCGGTTTCATCAAACAGCCCAACTTCACGAATCCACCAACCGCCCTCTGTTTCAAGTATCACCTGCTCAGCTATCACCTGGCTGCTGTTCTGCGGATCGATATACAGCATATTCAGAGCTGCACGGCGTTTTTCACCGACCAGCTTTGTCTGCTGTGCGTTTGGCGTTGGCAGCACGCCGCCGCCATCTCCCACCGCCATCTGTGTAATTTTCAGCGGAACACCGAGCGCGGCGGCATTTGCCAGTTTCGCCGCGCCGATATCCGTCAGCAGGGTATAAAATTTTGCGCTCATGGGTTCACTCTCATTGTGTCAATAATATGGACGGCACCGCCCTCGTAGGCAGTTCCACCGGAAATGATGGTTTCGTTGATATACGGGTAAATCGTGATTTCTTCGCCGGTGTAAGTGGCAGCCCCCACAAAACATGGCCCGCTCGTCTGCAGATTTATGGACATGCCGATCAGATGCCTGCTGCAGGGTTTGGCATCACCGATGAGGCGCTCCAGCTCCAGATAGGTTTCCTCTGTTATGCCCTGGTCCTGCACCCCAATATCCAGGCGAAACGTGCCCGGCGCCTCGCCTGTCTGCCACCATTCAATGATGCGGATCAGAAAGCCGAAGGGCTCCACGACACGCCGGACAGCGCTGGTTGTGCCCTTATGCTGATGGATATAGAACGCATCCTGCACCACGCGGCGCTTCACGCTCTCCGCCCATCCTTCGTCCCAGCGATCAACCGAAAAGGCCCACGCCAGATACGGCAGAAACTTGACCGGGCATGTTGCCGGGTTCCATAAATCCCGCAGCGGCACTTGCAGATCGGAAATGCCGCTGCAGGTCTGAGCAAGACGGCGCTCAAGCGGCGATGAACCCGGAGGAAGCAGACTATTCATCCGTTCCCCCGTTGGTTACGCTCCATTCCGTACATGAAGCGGCTTGTGTCTTATCCAGCACCACATCAGCGAGCGGCGAGGCCAGCTCAACACGCTGCACACCCTCAACGTGCAGCGCGGCATAAATAGCACTGCGGCGAATATCGCGCCCCAGCCTCGTCTGGCTGGCGATATATTTCTGCAGGCTGGCCTTTGCCGCCTCCATCACCGGCTCAGCTTCTGGCCCCGGGTAAAGAAAGATCGTTGCATCCACGCTGTACGGAATAATTTCAGCGCTGCGCACCGTCAGACGGTCAGCAACCGGCCTCACGTTCTCACTGTTAAGCGCCTGTTCAACCACCGCCAGCAGGTCCGCCGCTGCCGTTCCGTCGCCCTCACGGCTCAGTACGGTAAGCACCACCTCCGCCGGTGCCGGGCTGGTTGCGCTGGCGTCAGCGACTCGCCCGTCCGTGCTTTTAGCGTGAAACTCATAAGCCGCCGTTGGCCCCGCAACGGACAGCCCCTCAAATGCAGCAGGAACACGCAGGCGCAACGCCTCGTCACTTTCCATTACCGCTGCGACCGGCGGTACCGCGTCGTTATCTGCAGGTGTAACCGTCAGCCGCTTCACGTTGTAGTTGGCCGCCATCTGATCGAGATCGCCGCCCATGGCATAAGCCACCATTACCGCCTGCGCCGCCTCGTTGATACGCTGGCGCAGCAGGATTTCCCGGTACGTGTTTTCCTGCAGTTGTTTGGTGATGGGTTCAGATTCCAGCTCAAGCGTGCGCCGCACCGCGTCCTGTTCATCTGCCGGATACAGGGCCACAAAGGCGGCCTTACGCTTAGCCAGCAGGGATTCAAAGTCCGGCACGTCAACGATTTGCGGCGCGGGGAGCTGGGAAAGGTCAATGACTGCCATTGTCTGCTCCTGTTGATACCGAAAGAGAAACAGGCGCGCCGTTATTGCGCTTCCCGGTTAGCTCAACCACCATGGAGCCGTCAAAGCTGCTGTTGATGGTGATGGAATCTAGCGTAAGCCGAGGCTCCCAGCGACTCAGCGATACGTAAACAGCCGCCATAATCTGCAGGCGCAGCGCCGGGTTCTGGGGCTGGTCAATCAATGCTGACAGCAGGGAACCATATTCCCGGCGGGCTATACGGCTTCCCTGGGGAGTCAGCAGAATATCCCTGACCGACTGCCGCAAATGGTCCGCATCAGAAATGGCTTTGCCATTGTCCTGATTCATACCGATATACAGCGTCATACAGGACCTCCCGATGTATCGCCGCCGGACTTAACGCCGGTATGACCGTGTTTATCGACTACGATCCCGTTAGAACACATGGCGCCGCCGCCCTGGGTGACGCCACCATTGATCACCACCTCGCTGTTTATGCGCGTGGTGCTTGCTTCCACCACAAACTCCCCCGTTTTCAGGGTTATGTTATCTGCCGCCTCGATCACCATGGATTTGATGCCCCGCACATGCCAGCGGCCGGTCGCGGGTTCATATTCAAACCATCCACCGTCCGGGTATTCCGTTACGCAGCCGTCCACTGAGTCCGACGGCGGTGCGAACTGGTTGGAATAGATCGCAGGTAGGGCAAAAGCGGTTTCCAGATTGCCGCCCATACTCAGCACCACCACCTGCTCATCCGGCGACGGGCACCACCATGTACGGGCACCGCCTGCGCGCAGTGTCAGCCAGTTAATCCAGTTGGTTTCAAGCTCGCCCACTTTCACCCGGCACAGCCAGTTTTCCCGGTCCACTTCGGTTACGGTGCCGGTGCGGATCAGGTTTGTGATAAGGCGCATGATTTCGGTAAGTTGTGCGTTCATGCAATTAGAATGTCGATTTGTCGACTTCTGTGATAGATCATGTAAATTGTATAAGGTATGACACAATTAGTTCCCTCAATAAGAGACGTTAAAATGGATTCCAACTTTATCGATAATGAATATATCCTTAAAACTTTAGACAAGCGGGCCAGATCAACCAGACTAATAATGATAACATTCGTGTATATAATGCTATTTTCAATGATGGCTGTAATTGCTGGCATTATTTCCTTAAAAGCTAATAACAACAACTCCGTCAACGATATAATTTCAAATTTATTTCATAAAAATACTAACGACACAGATGCTTTCATTGATAAAATGATAAAAAAATCTCAAAATGAGATCAATAAAACCAAAACCGAAATTAATGAAGGGATCTCTGACACTGCCTTTAATACCAAAATTATCTTGCAAGGATTATTTAGCAAAGACCCATCCGAAAAAATAGCTGACGCAATTACATCTATAATCGTCAGTTTATCCATATTATTCTTCATCGGCTACGTCATGAAAATAATGATTGTATTTATAAAATACTATATGCAATTGAGCAATGAATATGACAATCAGAAAATGTCATTTTTAATGAGCAAAGGCGACATCAATGACTTCCCCAAAATTTTGGACAGTCTACGG